TGCCATCCTTGTCGGGAATGTTCAGCTTGAACTCATGCTCAGCGAACTCTTCCAATTCGACAATCAGGCTTTCAAAAAAGAAGCATTATCGTTGACGGCCTCCTCGACCTGATCCTTGATCCAAGGATAGTCCCTGTAGAGTTCCGTAGCAGATTGGATGTCCAACTTGGGGGTCTTACCACCAAGAACAATATCCCATTCCTTCGTGACACGAGCCAGCACTTCCAGAGAAGATTGCTCAACCTCTTCGGAGGTCATTGAGAACTTCTTGGTCTTCTGTGCCTTCTGTAGACGACGATTGGTTTGTTCGTGGAGAGCGTCCTTATACACCTTGGAATGGGGTGCATAGACGGTGATAGACATCTCAGTGCCATCTGCTTTGAGGATAGGCTCTAGAGTTGCAGGGTGATTAAGGATAACTTCGATAGTGTCAGATTTCGGTTTAAGGTCGAGAAGGTCCATGTCGGGTGTTCCTTGTTAAGTGTCGGGTGTTTGTATATAAGCGGCAGGAGCGGCCCCGACAACCAACCCCTGCCTACCCCTTTCGGGGATTACGGATTCGTCCGAGTGAGTTTCAGGGACGTAGCTTCCGTGGTATCATAGATAGCAACGAAGGGCAGGGTGATGATACGCGATTGAGGGTTGTCAACCGGGATATCAGCGCCGTTGATCTTGATACGCGGGAAGAGGAAGGTATAGGGGTTCGAGCCAGTCGGGTCATCCACTTCAACCTCAAGAGCCGTCTCGGTCTCGTTCAGGAAGCGATTGACAAGCGCAGCATCCTCGAAGTAAGCGGTGATCGTTCCTTCGACAGTCGCCATGCCAAACTCAAGCTGCGGGGTCGTAGAGGCACCAACAACGAAGGTAGGAGCAAGGCTGTTCGACAGGGTGAAATCAAGGCCAGTCACCGTAGCAATGGACGAAAGAGCACCACCAGCATTACCGATCTCAAGAGCACCCGAATAGGCATCAAACGGAGCATTGGTCGAGGAAGCAGTCTTCGTAGCATCAACCGAAGTTCCGCTGATAGACATGTCCTTGCCAACCATCGAGAGGGTGCAAGTCACCATCTGGTTCGGACGGATCGAGACAGCCATCGAGGAGACAGCCATACCAGTGAAAAGACGAAACTGAGTGATGTCCGCAGCCGCATCTTCAATCGAAAAGAACTTCGGGGTGGTGCCGATCTTGAGAACGTTGGCATTCCAAGAATTGAAGAAGGCACTCTCAAAGAAGGGATCATAGTCACCTTTACGAAGGTCAACAGTGATGTCACCAGCCGAGGTGCGGTTGCCATGACGATCCGTGCGGATCATACGGTCGGGTTGAATATCATTCCCCTGAACACGCTCTTTGGTCAGATTGAGCGAATGAGTGGTGTAGGGGAGTTGAATTAGCGACGGACCAACAGGTGTAGTGCCGAAAACCGATTCGACAACATACGAAAGGCCGGAACGACTACCTTGCGAAAAAGCCATAGGTTATCTCCTTATGAGCGATAGATATACCAGCCTACATTGACTGGGGTGCAGTAGAATGGTGAATCAAGGTAGCTGGTTCCTACCTCTGCATAATCGACAGAGACGATATATCCATTGTAGGAGATGTCTGTCGTGGCATCAAATCTTGCTAGGACTGCATCAACAATGTCATAATTAGCACCCGGACCTACATTTTCAGGAGTGCAGACAATCAAACGATACAGACCTTGGTATAGTTGTTGAGGGTTAAGCCCTCTCGTAGCAGGACGACGAAGGGTAGGGACCATCGTAGCCTTGATATAGGGAGTTCCAGTCACCTGTTGGTAAGGGACGTTCTGGAAAGCAATAGCAGGAAGTCCAGTAGTTGTGGCAAGGTGGTTATCCAGACAGGCTCTGATGTCATTCATAATGCTCATTCTCTGAACCTCACTTCTGACACAGCCTCATCAAGAAGATATGAAGCCACGTTTCTAACAACGCCAAAGACACCATATCCGTGGTCATCTTCTACAGCTTTGGCATGGGGTGCCCTATTGGTCAGGTAAACCTTGGTGACATCCAACGGTAGGGCAGCAATATCTCCCAAGACCTGATCGAAGGCTTCACTTTTCTTGGCTTCTGCATCTTGTCCACGAGGTTTGCCATGAGATGTTTTGGATCGACCGCCGCCTGAGATCGTTGTAACTGTGAATGAAGTCACATAGGCACCAGTGTCTACAGGGGAGATCATTATGGCTTTCTCAGCCATCTTCTCAAGAAACACATCCCTGACTTCATTGAGTTGGGTTTCAACCCGTTTGACAAGCTGAGAGATACCAATCTGCATATCAGTCCCTCACTTGAAGGAGGTAGCACATCACATTGTTGGCAGACTTGATTTCACTCACCTTGACGATGTTGACCGTATCACCTTCACCAATGATCTGGTCAGTGCTATCAGGAGCAGGTGTCGTATTGCCATTCACCAGCTTATCTGATAGAACCACACGACGATCACCACGAAGGATGTTGTTCTCATCAATCATGTCTGGCGTGTAGTCGTAGAAGTAAGCCCTGACGCTGTAATCCGTGTTGGTGGTGGTCAATGTTCCAGTGGCAGCAGAGTAGGCAGTCATAGCCCTCTTACGAAGAGTGACCGTCCTACCATGCTCTTTAATCAGCGAGCGGAGTGTATTAGGATCAAAAGCCATTACTCGTAATCAGGGAGATAGCTTTCCCCTGCCTCCGGGTTGTCAAACTGATTGACAGCGAACTGCGGAGCAACTCGATCCGTGTTGGCATTTGCAACGCCCATAGCCGCTTGAGAGATACCCCCCGCAGAGACGCCCAGAGCGCGCCCAGAGGTCCGCTTACCGAGAGCCTCCATCTGGGTAGCCAAGAGCGTGTATTGCTTGCTACGGTCGCTGTAGGAGGCTTGCAGAGCACCATCCAGTTGAGTGTCAACCAGACGGGAGAACTTAGCTGCCACAAGACGACAAGACCAAGCAGCAGCGTAGTAGACATTGTTTCCGTTCTGCGACAGACCGAAGAAGATTTCTTCATCCTGCAAGAGTTGGTCATTCGTATCGGTATCACCAACAAGAAGACGAACGGAATTGAGACGGCCTGAAGCAGCCGTGGTATTCAAATCACTAGCATTGTAACTCCAAGCCATCTCAACACCTATACACCATATTCTTTGCTGAACGTGTGTCGCCAGTTACGGATGATACCAATCTGACGAGCCTTGATCGAACTGAACTTGCACTTCCGGTGCTCATACTCTTTTTGGGTCTTGGCCTTCTCTTTGACAACAGCATTGTATTTCTTCACCATCACATGAAGCGATTCAATGTCCAGATCGTCAAGACCATCACCAATCTTGGTATTGTCAACAGAAGCCTCTAGTTCCTCATCGTGGTAAAGAAAGCCTTGGTTATACATCGTAATGATACGATGGGCATCCATCTGCATTTCTTTCCATTTGAATACTGAGTCCACTTCCCAGACGCGACCCCGTGCTTGGATTGGGATTTTCACAAACACGGGGCGGTCGAACTGGAAAGGGATAGCACTGTGTCGGGCCATGCTATCCTCCCAGATTAGGCGACGATGGTCGCGAAGAAGGCACCCATTTCGGCAGCAACGACCTTGTGGGCATACGCCATGTTGGCTTCGAGCATTTCGGCAATGCCCTGAACGCGCAGGAAGTCACCCGTATACGAACGGATGTCGATGCCATAGCCCGACGCATTGTCCAGTTCGTTCCAAGTGAACGTGTAGCCAGCCGAGGGAACCATCAGGCCAGCCGAACGGGGACGGTAGTAGAGAGCAGCCGACTTGCCACCGATGAACGAGTTCGACTCCGTGTCACCCTCTTTCGCCGTGTTCTTGACCGACTCCATGACGAGGAACTCTTCCACGCCAAAGATTTCAGCCAGCTTGGCATCCGTGACAAGAGCGGTGTTCGTAACCGTTGCGCCACCATTCAGACGATCAAGGATGTCCGGGTGGTTGACGAGCACATCACGAACTTCTTTGCCAACAACCATGACGTTCGGCTTGAAGCCACCCGACTTGAGTTGGACAGTCCGCATCGCAGTCGTAACGTCAACGATGGGGGTCGAAGCCGTATAGTCCGACCACTGCTTGACTTGGTTGGTCGTCGGGGTGCCAGCAACACCAGTGTAATCCGTGGACCACACCGAAGCCTTGAAGAAGCTGTCAGCCCACTTGATCTCACGGTCGATGAGCAGTTGGTGCGTCAGCATCTGAGCGCCAGCGGCACGGATGTCGAGAGCGGCATCTTCGTTGGCAAGCGTCTCGAAGTCAAAGTCCGTCGAGATCGAGTAGACCTTCGCGGTGTAGCTGTCGCTCGACACAGCCATGCCAACACGGGGCGACATGGTGCGGGGAGCGCGCTCTTGCACTTGGCCCGTGCGGTTGAAGTGCTCACGGTCATACTCATAGTATTTGTCGGTTTTCTTCGACACCGGAACATTGGGGAACACACGATCCGCGATAAACGACGTAGAACTTTGCAGGAAAGCAATCGTGATGTTGGTAAGCGGCTGATCGATATGAACAGCACTCGGGGTGAGCATAGCCATCTTTGTATTCCTTTACTTAACTAGATTAGGCCGTTTTCTCAGCGCGCGACAGTTCGATGGTCACGATGCGACCCGAAGCGCCATCCTCAAGGGCATACCCAAGGATAACATCCGAGGAAGCAGCCGAGACCGCCTTACCGTCAGCATCCGAAGCGATATCATCGCCGCGCGAGAAGGTGCCACCGCAGAGGACAGTCACACGACCGTCATAGGCAACCGGGATGGCTTGGTTGGCACCCGTAGCACCGAAGAGAGCAACGCCATCCGTGCGGAGGCCATCGCCCGTTTTGTCAACTTGACCGTCAGCAGCAAGCGTGACGAAGGTGAACTGCGTAATCACAGAACCCGAGATGTAGGTGCGGGTCTGCATGTTTTCCGTGAACGCCATTTTAATGACTCCTGTTACTTCTTGTAGGTTTCTTTGAGAAGGGCTTTACCTTCTGCGGTTTTGATAACGGCAGAGTAACCTTGCTGGAAGGTCACACCTTTTTCAGCCGAATAGGCTTTAGCCAGTGCTTCGAGTTTGGCATCGGCGGAACCGAAATCACCGTTCGCATCCGACTTACCAACTTCCGACATCATGCCTTCAAACAGTTTGTCAGCAGCACGAAGCATTTCGATAAGTTCTTGGTCATCACCAATCGACTTCAGCAGTTTACCGCGTTGGTCAGCCGTTCCCTTGAAATTGGGCAGCACCTCGTCGGCACGTTTGCGGAGTTCTTCAGCCGCACGGGCTTTCTCGACCTCTTCTAGTTTCTTCAGGATCGGAGCGGGGATGCTCGACTTCGCAATCATCTCACCGTCAACTTCGATCATCTCAGCGGCCTTCTCAACCGAACCCTTCTTGAGTTCTTCGATCTGGGCTTGAAGCGAAGCAATTTCCGACTTGAGGAGTTCGCACTCAGCTTTGTAGGACTTACGAGCGGGCTTCTTGTTGCCCATCATTTCTTCCTCGTCATCCTCCATCTCGTCGTCCATCATCTCATCTTCGCTCATTTTCTTATCGTCATAAGCCTTGAGAAGTTCGTCTTCAGTTTGGATTTCATTTTCCATTGGGGTTTCCCTTTTGAACAAAGCGACGGTTGCCGATTTGTTGGCAGGAGAATCTACCAGCGACACCTCGTCAAGTTCCAGATCAAGGAGTTCATTCATTCAAGTTCTCCAGATTTGACCTTCTGCCAAACTGCATCATCGTAGACTTTACAAGCTACAATCCAGCCTTCACGGTCACTCTGGATGCCAAGGGCGTCTGCGATCTCTTTCGTCAGAGGAAGGGAGTGAATAAACTCTCCAACCTTACCGCCCATGTGCATTTCTTTTGTCACCCTAGTAGAAAGCATGAACTCAGTAGCAGCTTTCATCAGGGTTTCAGGTTTGATGACATCACCTTGAGAGTCTACAACAGGGACACCCTTTTCAGTGATAACGGAGGCCCATCCCCAGACAATACGCTGATCGTCATCTGCTTTGAGGATTTGGCCTTGAATACTTGCTTTGGTCAGATCAGACACCGAAGTTCCAGCCTCCCACATACGACAAGACCAATACCTAGCCGATGTCTTATCTTTCGCAGTATCGCAACTATGACGAGAACGGAAATTGGCTCTGGCTTCTGGATCATCCCTACGGATTTCCATGTTGGGATCACCGAAGGTCACACGCTTGACCCTATCGCCATCCTTGACGTAGACACCAAACTTCTTGGTGGAACCAGAGGGAAGGCGGACAG